ATTCGAGAACCTGCAAGAAGCTCACCACAAGCACGTCGCCCAAGTCAACAAGGACTTCGCCACCCGCGAGGTTGTCTCCGATCTTGAAAACAAGCTGACAACTGTGCTAAACAGAATCGACGATAAAGTAACACGAATCCTTGAGGAGCGCAAGTAATGCCCTCGACTTTTGATCCCCTTCTCCGCCTAGAACTCCAAGCGACAGGCGAGAACGCCTCTACCTGGGGTGTCAAGACCAACAACAACCTTGATCTTATCGCGGCTGCCATTGCGGGCATCGCGACCGTCAGCGTCTCAGCCGGCGACGTCACCCTGTCCACGGCCAACGCCGCTACCGACCAAGCTCGCGCGGGCATCCTTCTTGTGCAGGGCACCCTGACCGCCAACGCCAACATTATCGTGCCGGCTGCCTCCAAGGTCTACGCGGTCCTCCGCAACACGACCGGCGCTTTCAACGTCATCATCAAGAACACCGGCACGGGCACCGCCCTCCCGGCTTCCGGCACCGACCTCATCGTCTGTACCACCGCAACCTGCATCGGCCTTGTCGGTTCCCTTGATGCCCGCATTGCCGCCGTATCCGCCTCGGTCTCGGCCCTCAACGTGCAGGTCAGCATCCTTAACGCCCTCGACATTCGTATCATTGAGTAGGCCGAATGTCGGCAACCCTGCAAGACCAGCAGTTAACGAATCTGAATTTCAGGGTAGGGGTCGTCAAGGAAAAGACGCGCCTTGACGCTGGTGGTTTCTGGACTGACGCCGACAAGATTCGCTTCCGTTTCGGGCGCCCGGAACTCATGGGCGGTTGGCAGCGCATCATTGACCCGTCGCAGGACGACAAGATCTTCGGCGTCCCCCGCTATCTGACTGCCGTCCGCAACCGCCTCGGCCAAAGCGCCGCCTTCATCGCCACCCACTCAGGCGTCTTCTCCTCCGAACTTTCCACCTTCTACAACCTGACGCCCATCGTGTCCACCCTCGCGTCCAGCAACTTGCTGTCGACGACGGCGGGCTCGACCAAGGTCATTGTGTCCGTCTCCGCCCACGGCCTCACCAGCGACACCCTCATCGAAGTGGTTTCCGCAGCGACGACCATTGGCGGCAACATTCGCATCAACACCAACGCCTCGACAACGGCTACCTTCCCGGTCAGCGTCCTGAGCCCCAACAGCTTTGAGATCGACGTCGGCGTTACAGCCGTTGCTACATCTGTGGCCACGGGCGGCGCCATCACCATCGGCTTCTGCTACGATGCCGGCAGTATTTCGACGGCTTTGCAGGCAGGCTGGGGCACGGGTCCGTGGAGCGGCAGCTTTGGTTGGGGCACTCCCGCTGGCAACTTCCCTATCCCACTCCGCCAGTGGTCCGCCGATCTGTGGGGCACCAACATTATGGCTGTTCCCTCGGGCGGCCCGCTCATGTACTGGGACACCGGTTCTGGCATCACGTCTCGCCTCGCTATCGTGACTGCCGCGCCTTCCGTCAACCAGATTGTTCGCGTCGCTTCCGAAGCTAGGCACGTTCTCCTGTACGGCACCCACGACATAGCCGGATCTTTCGACCCGCTCCTGATCCGCTGGTGTTCGCAAGAAGACTTCACGGATTGGACGCCTACCGCCACCAACACAGCCGGCGACTACCCGCTGCCAAGCCGTGGCTCCGAAGTCCGTGCCGTCAATCGGGTTGGTGACAAGACCGCCATCCTGACCGACACCGATCTATACATCCAGTCCTACATTGGCGGCAACGACGTCTTCGGCTTCACGGCAGCAGGCGAACAGTGCGGCGTCATTTCCCGTAACGCGGCCATCGAATACGGCGGCACCCTCTATTGGATGTCGAACAACGGTCAGTTCTACAGGTACGACGGGCGCGTTACTTCCCTCGAATGCACCGTGCTGCGCTTCATCTATGACAATCTCGACACCGGCAATCTCGACAAAATCTACGCGGGCACCATCTCGACCTTTGACGAAATCATTTGGTTCTACCCGTCGACGGCCTCGCCCGATGGTGAAAACGACCGCTACGTCATCTACAATACCGTCGAAAAGCATTGGTCCATTGGCACCATGTCCCGCACTGTGTGGGAAGACAGTGGCACCTTTGCCTACCCGCTCGCCATCGACGCCCAGCCCTACGATCTTTTCTATCAAGAGTTCGGCTACACGGCAGACACCTCTGCCCTAGCCTCCAATCTACAGGGCGCGTACTTCGACCAAGAAGACGGCAACAACATCCTGTTTGCCAACAAGTTCGTGCCTGACTTCAGCAACCTCGCTGACAACACGCCCTATAGCGGCACCCTTCAAGTTCAACTGCAAGCCCGCAAATACCCCGGCGCCCCCATCATTACCAAGGGTCCCTTTACCATCACGGGCACCACGCGGAAAATCTCGTCCCGCCTTCGTGGTCGTGAGTTCGCCATCCAAATCCAGTCCTCCACTTCCTCTAGCGTGCCGTGGCGGATGGGACAACTTCGCATGGCAATCGAGCCTGACGGCCTCCGATGACCCGCCGCATCTCCTCTCGCACTTTCCCCGCCCCGCCCGCCGACTGGGACGCCTCCTCCAAAGACGCTTGGAACCAACTTACCAAGGTCCTCGAACAAAGCGACCTCTTCGACTTGGGCCGGCGCACTCGCCCCCAGTTCATTATTCAGGGCACCGTCAGCGCCCCGCTCACCGTTGACATGGTCAATCCTTCCGTCACTGCCCTAACCAACGTCGTCGGTAAACTCCTGCTCGCCCTCCAATCCTCTAACTTCGTTGACGTCAGGTAGGTTTACTTTCTAGTATTCCCATGCTATAATACGCATCAGAAGGCCTGCCATGTCCGACACAAATTCCTCTCCCTTTGCCGCGACTACCGCTCTGGAAACGCTTGTTCCCAGTGATGAGGACTTTACTGTCACCACCATGGCCCCGGCCCTAGAGGCTCTCGCTCCCGTCGAAGAAGACTTCACTGTCACTACGATGGCGCCTGCGGCCTCCCGGTCCTTGGTCCCTTCCGAAATTTCCGATTACATGGCTAGGCTTGTGCGGGCGGCTGCACAGGGGGACGCGGAAGCCATTGCCCTTCTCGATGCAATTGAGGCTGCCGGTGGCCCGGCGCGCGTCTTTCAGAGTGTAGGCGCAACCGACCCGGCTCTTAGCTCTGGCATCTCGGCACTCCTTGGCGCGCCCGCTTCTCCCTCTGCTCCCGCTACCGGCGCACTCGACACCCTGTCCCGCACTTACACGCCGCCGGCACGCGGATCGTTCGATCCCCTCACCGCCTCGATCAGCGGCAACATCCCCTCCTTCTTCAGCTACCGCCGACGCCCTGCTCCCACTGCCAATACCCAACTCGATGGCGGCGGTGGCGGCGGCGGCGGCGGCAGCAGTAATATCGACACCCGGCAGGACGACAAGAAGCAAGAAGAAGAAAAAAAGCAAGAAGAGAAGAAGCTGGACGAAGAGAAGAAGCTGGACGAAGAGAAGAAGCTGGACGAAGAGAAGAAGAAAGACGAAACTACTCTCGTCACTGACGAAACTACCACGACTACTACCGATGATACTACTACCACTACCACCGACAATACTACCACCGACGGGGGTCTAACTAACCTGCCAGGTGGTACTACCCAAAACACTAATACCGACACTACCACTACCACTACCGACGGTGCTTTGGGCGGACTAACCGATGGCACTGTCACTGGCGGCACTACCACGACTACCACTGGCGGCACTACCACGACTACCACTGGTGGCACTGTCACTGACGCCGGTACTGTTACTGAAGGCGGCCTAACTGGCCTGCCCGGCAGCACTACTCAAAGCACTGACACGGGCGCTACTACCGGCACTACCACTACCGTTACAGACGGCACTCTTACTGACGGCGGCCTAGGCGGACTGCCGGGCGGTTCCACGCAGGTTACTGATGGCACCGTTACTACGGACGTTGTTACTGGCGGCGGTCTAGACAACCTAGCTGACACTGGCGTCACGCAGGGTACGGTCGCCACTGACACGGGCACCCCCACTGTCGCGCAGGACACTACTCAGACCGCCGTTACCGGCGACGTTGCCCAAAGCACGGATACCGGCGCTGTTGCCGACACGGGCGCTGCTGCCGAAGGCGGCCTAGGCGGACTGTCAGGCGACGCTACCCAAGGCGCTGTCGGCGGCGCTACCACTGGCGGTTCTGCTGCCGAAACTGCCGAAGGCGGCCTGACTGGCTTGTCCGATGCGGCAGCCACAACTGGCAGCCAAGCAGGCGGGGCCGCTACCGGCGGTCAAGCTGACAGTGCAACGGACATGGGCGCGCTCGCAGACATTGCCAATGCCCAAGCATCCGCTCCCGGCGCCGTCACTACCACTCCCAATCAGAATGTCGCCACGCAGAATGTTGCCACTGTTGCCCCTGCGGCTACTACGCAACCCCAAAGCCAGCCGCAGCAACAGCAGCAACCGGCGCCGGCTCCTGAACGGACGCGGGAAGAAAATCTAGCGTATGTTAATTCAGTAATGGAAGATGCCCGTGAACAGCAGCTTGCCGCAATAGCTATCGCTAATGCTTATCGTGATGACTACGAACGTAATCCTGAAGACGCTGAATTGGGAGCGCAGGCTCGCGCGGCTGTTGAACGCGCTCAGCAAATTACAACTTGGCAAGAGCAAGTGTTTGACTGGGGACGAAATTTTTTCGGTGAACTAGCCGCCTATGACGAAAGAGGGCAGCCGGT